CCCGGCTGGACTCAGATTGACGATTTTCAAGGATAAACCATGGCATCTACGTACTCAACTAGTTTAAAAATCCAAGAGATTGGTAACGGCGAACAGGCTGGTGTCTGGGGCAACACGACTAATACTAACTGGCAACTAATCGAACAAGCTGTGGCTGGTGTGCAAACCATCACAATGGCTAATGCCGATTACACCTTAACAAACCTTAATGGCGTATTAGATGAAGCTCGTAATATGGTGCTTGTAATACAAGGTACTAATTCTGCTATTCGTCAAGTTATTGCTCCATTAAACCAGCCTAAAATGTATGTGATTTCTAACCAGACGACTGGTGGCTACGCTATTACTATCGGCGCTTCTAGTGGATCTGTGGTCTCTATTCCTAACGGAACTACTGCCCAAGTTTATACAGATGGCACAAACTTTTTCTCAGCCCAAACAGGTTCTGCTGGGGATTTTAAGGTTAATGGTAATTTTACGGTTACTGGAAATCAAACAGACACGGGCAACTTAACTGTAGGTGGAAACTTTACCGCTAATAACTCAGCAACTTTTGCAGTTGGACCTACAGCCCCCACAGCAACTACAGGAACCAATACAACCCAGCTAGCTACAACTGCTTTTGTCAATGCAAGTATTGCTGCCAATCCTTCTACTGTTTCTGGCGCTATTTTAATGTGGCCTACAACTTCTGCCCCTAGCGGATATTTATTGTGCGATGGTACTGCGGTATCTAGAACTACTTACGCTACCTTGTTTGCTTTGTTTGGTACAACATTTGGTGCTGGCGATGGTTCTACTACATTCAATCTGCCAAACTATACTAACCGTATGCCTTATGGCACTACTATTGGTAGTACAGGTGGTTCTGCTGACGCTGTTGTTGTAAGCCATACCCATACCATTACAGACCCCGGGCATCAACACAATACTTCTGTTACTGGACATAGATTATTTGATGGTGACGGTTCTCAAACTATTAGTTATGGTGGCCCCGGAACTTATCCATCTCAAATTTTTATTATGAATAACAATACAACAGGTATTTCTATTAACACTGCTGGTGTTTCTGGTACAAATGCTAACCTTCCTCCATACCTCGGTATTAACTTTATTATCAAGACTTAAGGATAAATCATGGGTCAACTTACAATTTCTGGGGATACAAGCGGAACGCTAACTCTAGCTGCTCCTGCCGTTGCTGGAACTCCAACAATTACTTTTCCAACGGTTACTGGAAATGCCTTGGCTTCTACTGGGGTTACTGCATCAACTACCAACACCGTAACCAACAAGGTCGCTATTAATATCGGTGGCACGGTTTATTATTTGTTGGCTTCTACTTCAGGAACCTAATATGGCAACTACACTAAATGCCGGTACTACAACGGCAACAGGGCTTAATGTAACTACAGACACTTCTGGCGCAATGGTGCTTCAGACTAGTGGGGTTAATGCTATCTCAATTAGTTCTTCCCAAGTAGTTACTTTAGCTAATCCATTGGCGACGTCTCAAGGCGGTACAGGAAATACAACTGGAGCTTCTAATGCCATTGCTAATACAGGCGGCTGGGCTGTAACTCCTACCGGTACTAAACTTTACTTTAGCTATAATGGCACAAACGTGGCTAGCTTAGATTCTTCTGGAAACCTTATAGTACGAGGTAATTTAACAGCTAATAGTACTATAGCCAGCACTAGCCCAACACCTTAATAGGAGCAATAAATGGCAATTACAACTTCGGGTACAACGATTACTTTTAACGATGCAACTACGCAGACTACGGGCGCATACTTTTTTCCTGTTGGAACTGCAATGCTTTTTCAACAAACTGCAGCCCCTACTGGTTGGACTAAAGTAACTACTTATAACGACTACGCTATTCGTATTGTCAGTGGCGCCGCATCTACTGGTGGTTCTGTAGCGTTTACTACTGCGTTTGCTTCTAAAGCTGTTACTGGAACCAATAGCGGCGGTTCAGTAAGTGCAACATCTTTAAGTACAGCGCAATTAGCGGCGCATAGCCATAATTTTGGTTGCAACAGCAATTATCAAGTTTGGGGCGCTACCGTTAGTGGTGGTAGCGGTTATGGCGTTCCAGTACAATGCGGTTCTGGATATAGCAGCGGTTCTTTTAATCGTGATAGTAACAATACTGGCAGCGGTAGTTCACACACTCACGGATTTACTCAACCAACGTTTACTGGTACAGCAATTAACTTGGCAGTGCAGTACGTAGACCACATTATTGCAACTAAAAACTAAAGAGAGAAAAGTGAAAATAGAAACTAAAATGAATTGCCCGCTCAACAATTTTGAGCCGTGTAAGCTATTTGATTGCGCTTGGTTTATTCAGTTACAAGGTACCAATCCTAATACTGGAAGAGCGCTTGAAGAATGGGGTTGTTCAGTAGCTTGGTTGCCTATGTTACTTGTTGAGCATAGCCAAATGGAAAGACAAACCGGTGCGGCGGTAGAAAGTTTTAGAAATGAAATGGTAAAAGCCAACGAAGCATCACAAAGATTATTAAGAGAAACCGCAAAAATTACAGCGGTTGATAGCAACGAACCAAAATTAATTGGAGATTCAAATGACTAATTTAACAATTATTGCTGATGATAAAGCAGTATATTTAGATGGTGGAGTACTATCTGGGCTTGATTTTTCTAATACAGGCATTCCCGCTAACATTCATGCGTTGCAATGGAAAACAAATGTTGGTTGGATTGAATTTATTGACAATCCAGATGGAACTAAAAGCGCCAATAATGAAATAATTAGCTCTTTGCCAGATTGGGCTAATGCTTGTGTAGCTGTATTTAATGCCAAAGTCGAAGCAAACAAATTAGAAGCACAAGCCGTACAACAAGCAGCTGCCCAAAACCAACCGCAAACAGTTGGTACAACGGTAATTTAAATGATTATTAATAAAGAGCCAACCCATAGTTTCGAATACGATGCTGGTGCAATAGGTGTTTGGCACGTTAATAAGGGTGAAGGACTATCTAAACATAGCCATTTATTTGCCCATGCTACTGTTTGCTGTGCTGGTTCATGCATTATACGTAAAGAAGGGCGTGAAGTTATTCTTACTCCAGCATCTCAACCGGTTACTTTAGTTGCTAATGAGTGGCATGAAATTGAAGCTTTGGAAGACGGTACTGTATTTTTTAATGCTTGGGCTGGTGGTAAATATATTTAATGAACAAGTATTTAATTCGTTATAACAAAAGTAGAGGTGAAGCAGGGCGTGGTACTGCAGATCATGTTTGGCGTGTTTTTGAAAACGGACAAGAGTATTTAGTAAAGAATTTTAAATTAAACGTACCTGCAGCAAGTGAAAAGTCAATGTACTCAGAAGACTGGAATGTTGCTTGTTTTGGCTATATGACTATAGATAGAGATACTTCCACTGCAATTATTAACGGAGAATAAGATGTTTGGTGTAGACGATATTATTAGCGTTGGGATGAAGATCCTAGACAAAGTTATTCCCGATCCGACAGCCAAAGCAGAAGCGCAAGCAAAGCTAGTGGAGCTACAGCAGCAGGGTCGATTGGCAGAAATTGCCGCAGATACAGCAGAAGCCCAAGAGCTAACAAAACGGCAACAAGCAGATATGGCATCGGATAGCTGGCTTTCTAAAAATATTCGACCTATGACTTTAATCGCTATTTTAGCTGGGTATTTTGTATTTGCAATGATGTCTGCTTTTCACATGGATACCAACACTAAATACGTAGAGCTGCTTGGTCAATGGGGTATGTTGATTATGTCATTTTATTTTGGCGGCAGAACCCTTGAAAAAATCATTGATATGAAATCTAAATCTAAGGAGCAATAATGGAACAACCTTATATTGAAACCGCTAAAGAAGTAGCTGGTAAAGCAATTGGTAAACATGGTCTAATTTATATTACCATTATTGTGGCTATGGGTGTTGGTGCGTCTATTGTGCTTGAAGAAGGCAAGATGGCTGCCGTTATGGGATTGCTAGGTGCATCTTTAACTGCGCTTATTTCCATGCTTAACGGTGTTGCCGGTGCTAATCCAAAACAAGAAAAGCCTGAGTTTGAGATTATGAAAGAGCTTATTTCTCGTTTAGATGGTATGGCTGACCGTGATCCAATGTCTGTCCAAGTTGAAGGCGATAAAGTTACCGTTCGTAAGGGCGAAAACGAAACTACTGTGGGTCGTTAATGGACACCCTAGATATCCTTGCGAAGATTTGGCCTTTGCTTTTGGCGTTTGTATCTTTGGTTATTGTGCTAGCTAAGATGGATAACAAGGTTTCCGTGCTTGAAGAAAAAGTTCGGGTGTTGTTTGACTTGTGGAATAAAAAAGATAAATGAATAGCAGCCAACTGCAAGCCCTTGGTATCGATGAAAAATGGCTTGACCCACTAAACCAAACCTTTGCTAAATATGACATTGGCACACCTCTCCGTCAAGCAGCGTTTATTGGTCAGTGTGCTCATGAGTCTGCTAATTTTAAAGTCTT